CGAATACATTTTATAGCCTTCCAACAACAACTTCAATTATTCCGTCTGTACCTTCAAAGTCTTCTAACGCTTTGCCTATTACTGCGCCGAACTGCGGAGATGTTGTTGCTCTAGCAAATCCATCAGACGCTGCAACCATTAAGTCGCCTTTCTTAATACTACCAGTAACTCGACACGGTACACGACCAGTCAATGCAAGGGCAACAACATTGTGCCCTATTAAATTTGTATTCATCAAATGTGCTGGGTTAGTAGATACTATACCGGCGACTCGAGCTGTATTATCGGTGGCTAGCGTAACTTCAAACAGTCCGCCAAATGCTAAAACAGTGCCCGGTGCGTATTCCGCATCTGCTTGATAATTTTCTGCTATATCGGCATATTTTGCAGTAGTTGAAACACCACTGAATGTTGTTGCGTAAACTGTAGCAAATGTAGAACCTGCAGCACCAATATCTCCCACGCCATTTCCGCCCGAATGGGTAATACTTGGTGTAGTCACAGATGCTAGCGTAAGCGACGGAACACCCGATAAACTCGCGGCACTACCACTTGTACTTTGATTAAATGTTGGCCAAACAAATGTACCAGACCCAAAGTTACCCGATGTTGGAGTTCCTAATGCCGGTGCAGTAAATGTAGGAGTAGCTATAGTTGGGCCGGTACTTAGTACTACTGAACCAGTACCGGTGCTTGTTGTTGTACCTGTGCCGCCAGATGCAACTGCCAATGTAGCAGACAATCCTGCAGCTGTTCCGCTGGTGTTTTGATTTAATGTTGGGAACGTACAATTAGATAAATTACCACTTGTTGGTGTACCCAATGCTGGTGTCACTAATGTAGGCGAATTACTTAATACTACTGAACCTGTCCCTGTGTTAGTTGTTGTACCTGTTCCACCGTATGCTACACTAATAGTAGCGGCATTCCATGTTCCACCTACTAATGTGCCAACTGATGTGATTGCTGTTTGTGCTGGAGTAGTTAATGTACCTTGTAATTTAGTAGCAAATACTGTATTAAAAATACCGCTGCTCGATCCAATATTGCCAACCCCACTGGTGCCGCCATTGACTAGTTTAGTGACTGCATCGCTATTGATTGTGTGAGCACCAGTCTTAATTGGATCATAAATTGCATTAGTTAAACTTACTTGACCGCCTGCTGGTTCAGCAACATTACTAAACAAATTCCATACACCGTCGGTGTCGTTACGTACAAATCCGGTATGTGCATATACGTTGGCTGGGCCACCAGTGAATGCACTAAAGATACCTATATCATATGAATATGGGTATGGTGTAGATGCTTCCATATATACCAATGGAGCCGATACAGATAACGTCGAAGTACTAGTAGTAATTAAGTTAGCAGCATAAATGTTTCCACCTACTCGCATATCGCCTGCAACTCCAATTCCACCGTTTACTACTAGTGCGCCAGTTGTTATTGAGCTTGTTGCTGTTGTTGCATTAACTGTTAATCCAGTTGACGATAATCGAGCTCGAAGATTAGATAATTGTGTGCCACCTGTGTGGAATACAATACTTTTTCCTACAGTTTGTGTACCTATTGCTAAATTGCCACCGTTAACATACATATATCCATCAAGTGCGCCAGCGATACTGTAATCTAGATTAGAATACCCACTTGAGTTAATACCCATATCGATGTATTTGCTAGCATCATCGCCTGTGTCGGCTACTGCAATATAATCTGACGAAGCAGTCGCGCCACTGCTTATATTTTGCATCACAACTTGTTGATAGTTATTAACGCTACTATTGAACTGTGCTACTGATTGCGGAAATGATGCTGCAACTACATCTGATCCAACGTGTAGTTGATATGTGCTCGGTATGTGTACGTTACCGCTAACGCCGAGTCCGCCTGCTACTATTAAAGCGCCAGTTGTTGATGAATCTGAACCAGTTGTTGCTGTAATAGATACGGCACCACTAGATGTTAATCCAGTTAGTGTGCCAAGTGATGTAATTTGATCTTGGACCGGAGTTGCAATATGTCCAGTTAAATTAGTAGCAGTAACATTACCTGCATTAATATTGCCAGTTACACCAACCCCACCAACTACAGTAAGCGCACCAGTTGATGTTGATACTGACACAATTCCGGCATTATTTCTAATTGCACCATCTGTATAAAACGTGCCACTTGTATACAACTCACCAAATGCCGATCCAGCAGCTCCTAAATTATACATTGAATCAGTAATCGGAACTAAACTTGAATTAACTGTTAATTGTGCAGTGTTTCCTGTAGTTGCTACATTAGCAAAAAAATCTCGTAATACCGATCCATCTATTCTTTTAGTAATATACGGTCCATCAGTATCTACCACTGCCATTAGCGTAGTATTTGTCATGCTAGTCAGCGCCGTTAACTGGCTTATTTTAATTGTCATTTATGTCTCCGGACACGTTAATCATTTTTTGTTTCGTGGTGGTATTAATTTCCATCAATATCACCAAACTCGCCGTATATTTCTATACCCGATTCTGTTACTATATTTACCAACGCCTCATCACCTATTGCAAAACTCGCTGGATAGCCACTTGGCCATAATTTTAAGAATAATACCTGAGCAGTATCAGTAAACTGGAAGCCCAGCCCATCTGATGGTGCAACTCCAGGTATAGGTGTATACCATGCATTATCTGTTTTTAAAGTTACATTTGCTTTAACTGTAATATTTCCATTGGCATCAACTGATCCAGTAACATATTCGTTAGTCGAATCACTTGCAGCTAATAAATTCATAGCAAGCGGAGCAATGTCAGAACTAATTGTGCCATTGATACTTATTTGATTACTTATATTCGCAATATATACCGATGTAGTAGGATGTATACTTGTAACAGTACCGCCATTAATTGCAATATTGCCAGCGCCTAATTCAAATATTGTTGTATCTACATATACTAAGTTAACATACTTACTGTCAGTAACTGATTGTTGAACTATTGCATTTGCACCAGTTGAGCTTTGAGTTATGTAACTACCACTTGATACTGTGATATTACTATTCAATCCAACATTTGCAGATGCATAACTAAACGGTATATTGTTATTTTTAATAACAGTAGCACGAGGCACAGCCCTAATACTTGCAGATGTAGGATATGCATTGGCATCTATTCCATTCAAACTAATATTACCTGATCCTACAGTAAATTGACCGGCAGTATATACTAATGTTATGTAGTTACTAGTCGTATCTGTTTTTGTTACTCGAGCAATTGTTCCTGACAAACTTTGAGTTACAATGTCACCAACTTGTAAAACTGGTAAAATAGCACTTACTTGTATGGTTTCGGCAGTTAAGGTTGATATTGCAGTTACCGTAACATTAGCACCAGTGCTTGCTTGTGTAATATAATCACCAAACGTTGGTATAATTGCATCAGTAAATGTTAACTCATATGGCGGAGTTGATGTAATAGTGTATGCATGATCTACTGCATGAGTTACATTACTAGAACCAATATTTGGCATTAATTGTCTATTACTTGCATCAACTACTGCAACCCCAGATTGATAAGTTAATCTTGGTGCGGTTCCTGCTGTTCCTCTACGTAATTGTCCTAATGTATGATTAATTAAATCAATTGTATAATACGTAATTCGTTCTGTCTGAATAAATATTACCCCAGGGATACCAGCATCTGGGTCCGGTATAGGTAAGGTGCTTGCATCTTCGACATAAATTAAACTATCACTAATATTTAAAGGGGCAGTTAACACCGTTGAATAATGTTCTGCAATTCGTAGATATGTCGAATTGTGTAGCATATCGTGTAATATGCGATATCCAAGTACCACAGTATTACCAAGAATCTTAGTATATACTTGTAGATTTAATGTATCAAATACAATACCCGGAACCATTTCTTCTGGAGCATGACTCGAATATGTATCAACATACGCACCACCAATAACATTAATATCTTCTGGGCGTGTACCAAGAGCTAAATCAGTGTAGTTACTCTGAATCAGCGAATCAACTGCTGTGTCACTTGTCATTGGTAGACCATCAATATCATATTGCACCTGATCAAATAGGTTGATATCAAACGGTCCTAAATCTAAGCCAGGAGCCTGATCAAACGGCAGTCCAGTTACTTGTACGCCTGGATAATCGATGCCATAAATTAACTGTGATAAATTTTTCAGTGGAAGGTCATTACCCGGAGCATAGTTTGCCATTATTCTATCATTTGCATTAGTAAAACTTGCAGATGGATGAACAGTATAATCAGAGGCAATAAATTTAGCCGGGGTAGTCATGTTTGCATTTACAATGTAACCAACTGCATTATAGCTAACAATGTCGCCCGCTAAAAATACTGTATTAGGTGTCCATTCTTTAACTACACTAGAATAACTAATTCTATCAAATTTCATAGTAGTATTAATACTACGCACTTGATTATTGTGTAATCTTGCGTATGCCGTTGCCCCTGATCCATTGCCATTTAGTCGAATAACAACTTGTTGGCTATATCCTGTTCCCGGGTTATCAACTATCACGGCAGTAACTTCACCTGTATCAAAATTAATCAATGAGTGTGCAGTTGCACCGGTGCCATTTCCGTATATCTCAACTACAGGCGCAGTTACATAACCGACTCCTTTATTTCCAATTTCTATTGATTCGATTTCATAGGTTCTATTAGCATACCATTGATTATATGGTGCTGTTTGCCACATCGACGAATCTGTAGCAAGTTGCTCGCCACTTGGACTACGGAATACCTTCAGCGTATGATCATAATATGCAGGTAGATCAAAGTCAGACACGCTACCCGGAAACTCATCAACACTATTGTAATTAAGTAAATATTCTCGTATCTTAGTTGAATACGGTTTAACTTCGTTTATATAATCCTGGTAATAAGTTTGATTGTCCTTGATATAATTAGATGGTTGAGTTAACCCACGTAATTTGTGAACAATGCTAATAAAACTAGTTTTAAATATCCAATCAACATAAGTTTGTTCAGTAAATAAATAATTTATCAATTGAAAGAATAATTTATTAAACTCTCCAGCAAGCGTACCAACAAATATATCATCTTGCAATCCAACAATAATATTTCGAAGTTCAACGTGTTGATCTAATGTTACATCAATTAATTTAGATTTATTAAGTTGTATGGTTCCGTGTTGTTTACCAATTGTAACAAATTCAAGTGCGTCATTGACAAGTATTAATTCCCATTGTCCTGCTCCGGTATTGGTTATTTTAATAATATCATTAGCTGTATACGGCAGTTTTAATGCATCAAGCAATGTTGCAACTGAATAAGCTGGTTTAATAGCAGAAGTGTAACCAGTGGCATACCAATCTGCGTAATCCCAATACAAACTAGTTTTGTATGATTGGCTTCGAATTATTTCCCATGTATTAGTACTAGTTAATTGATGCAGTGTCCATCTACCTTCGTACATTGTATTAGTCGCAACTAATACTAAGTAACCCGATGATAATTCGGTTGTATCAACATATAGTAATTCTTCTTCTGTTGTAACTAATATATCGTATTCATTTAACTTTTTGCTTGGTTGCGATTCTTCTAATAGAAGATGTTCCACATTATATGTAGTATATTGGGCAGTTGTAAATACATTATTAACATAATCAATTAGTACAGTAACCGCAGTAAGTCTATCAACAAACATCGATTGTCGAGGTCTAATAGAAATACCATATCGGTCAGCAATGCTTAATCCCATATCCGGAACTTGCGCATTAGCTATATCATATCCTACTAAACTATCTATTAATTTATCTATAATTCGAACAGGAATTATACCTACATTATTACCTTTTTGTATTAATTCATATTCACTATGTACTATGCTTGAATTTCGTATTAATTCATAATCTAAATGCAATATTGTATCTACATCGGATAGATACTCGGCAATATTATATAGTATCACCGCAGAAGGTGAAATGATAGCTGTATATGCTGTTCCGTTATTTTTTGGATTTTCTATTAAGTCTCGAATAACTTTAATCGGCAATGATCTTGAAGAATTAATAACATCAAGTGATGTTTTATCTTTAACCCAATAATAATATTTTGTACTAATTATATTAGTAAGTGGATCAACAAATATAGTTTCCACATACGCACTATCGTCAGCATGTTTTGGTGTACCATTATTACCTGCAGAAACATATTTGCTCGGTAATACGTCCGATTCTACCCACTCTAATACTTCAACAATTGATCCTGGAAATAATCTACCCCAGTTAATACTGCGATATGCTAGTGATCCTTGCTCGTAATCTATGTAACGTACTTGGTCTAAATTCCACCATACTCTACCGACTTGTGTAGCTTCCCAATATGTATTTGAACTGCTTTCGCTACTTGTGCCTTTATTATAAATTGCAGGATCATATGATGTTTTATATGAAAGTTCTTGTTCTGCTAGCCCTAAAATCTTACCAGCAGCTGGATCAATGAATTCTAAATTAGCTAAAATAGTATTAGTTCGTTTGTTATACACATAAAGTCTGTTAACAGAATCAATATCAACTGTTGGCTGTTCGTAACGTAATAAATTCCACCCACGTTGCCCAGTTGGATTACTAAACAGATAAATGCTACCACCATTGGTTATTGTTGCATCATCATTTGGTGCACTTACTACGATATGTCCGCCAATAACATCAATCGCAGCACCAAATCCGTCACCTGGATTTAAATCTGTTGGATCAATTTGTTGACAGAATGCGTAGCGTCCTGGATTCTCTACTGCATTGCGTGGGTCATCGTATAGTTCATATGTGTATACACTTCCACTAGCTTTTATACTATCATATATGCCAGTAGTTTCACCATCGAGTATAGTAGTATCGTTATCAAATGTAGTATATTTTCTTGTTGTACCGCGATCGCTACTGATCACTAGCATATATGCATTGCGAGCCAATATAACTTTAGTACCAAAATATTCATTGGCATTTTTATAAGGGTTAACAATAATCTGCATGAATGCAAATATAGCCATGCCTGCATCTTCATACACGGTGCCACTTGCTGATAAGATACGTAAACGATTTTTAGCTACAGTTTTATCACTGTTTAATCTTAAATATCCATTTTCATTAACTGCGGTAATACCTAATAGATTAGCATTGTTAATATCTTCAACCAAACTATCTAAGCTAGTACCAGTTACAGTAATTTGGAAGTTGTCTAATCGAATTGTATCACCCGGTGTGAACGTTGGGTTATGTGTATAACCTGTGTTAGTACCGTATAGTGTTCCTCTATTATGGAATTTCCATACAGCACCAGTGTTATAAATTGTACCACTGTCGTAATACGGAGCGCCAATATAGAATGCGCAATTGTTTGAACAAATTGTTAATGCCGAACCAAAACGTGCGCCTGATTGAATTGCACCTAGCGTACCATCAAGCGAATCAATTCCAATTAGTTTTTCTAATAGAGTAAATTTATTAGTTTCGATGTTAATAACTTTACCAATGCCTACTGGAACATATAATGTTATTTCTTTTGCGGCTGTTTTTGTATAATCAAATATTTCAATGCCATCAACTGTTACTTTATATACCGGAGCGATAGTTTCTTCTGTAGTATATATTGTATCGTTAGTACTATTAAATGATTCAATAACACGATCGTACACAAATACCGATCCAGCACCAACATTCTCAACGTATGATGTACGTGGTAATACATTTCCATCTAACGTAATTGATGCAGTATTAGTTCCTACAGGAATTGAACGTTCAACGGTTGTTATACCATCGCTGAATACTGCTACGTTAACTGTATCACCCGGGCATCCAACTCCAAGTTGTGCACCATTTAAGCTAGCATCAATACAATAGCCAAATTCACTGTTATCACCTGTGCCGGGCGGTGGAGTAATAGTTTCAATTAAAGTGTAGTATGGTCCTTGTGAAATTGTTAATGTAGCATTTACGTTACCGGATATAAATGTTATTGTTTGCCCACTTACTGTATAGTCAATTCGTGGAATATATGTACGTGTTGCACTTGTAACTAATAATGAATTAGCATCAGTTGACCCAACTGTTGCATCACGTGTAAACGGTACTGTTACCGTTGACACAGAACCAGATGTAGTAACATTTCCGGTAGCCACAGTCACAAAGCGTTGTAAACCGTAAACATAAACTTTAGGAGTCGATTCGTATGGTGCACCAACATATAGCCAGTGGCCTAATTCATCAAACGCAAAGCCTGTACCAAATTTCCCACCAACGGCACTAACATTGCCTGCGATGACTTGTCCTCTTACCCAATTTTCAGTGCCAGCAGTTTCTTTATAGATGTATAATAGTCCAACATTTGCTGCTCCTGCTAATCCAGAACTTGTTGGTGCCGCAACTGCTAATGTTTCTCTCGAATCGATACCATCAAATACTGTAGTATCAACTGCTGTATCAATGTGCGAACCGAATGTAAATGTATTTGCACCATCTGGTACTATAGTAGTTGTTTCAACATATACATTTGATGTATTTTTATCAAATACATTTACTGCACCAGTAGTTGCATATAAAGTAGTACCAACAAAAATAGTTTGCGCGGCATTATCAATCATTTTTAATGCTTGGCCATATCCTATATCTGCAGAATATTCACCGATATTTTTTACTAGGCGTTGGCCCATTTCCCATGGGCGTGTCTTCTCGTATACTTTCCATAAGTTGTCGCCAGTATTGTACGGTTGACCTTGTCCTGTTGTAGTTGCTGCATCAGTATCAATCCAAATCTTCTCGCCAACTTTCCAGCCATGTGGTGGGAAGTATTCACGAGCAGTTTCCATGTAATTAAAGCGTAAACTATCTAAGGTAAACAAAATACCAGAGCCAGTAAAGTTAGTTAATGTTGTTGTATCGCCTGTGTAACGAACCATAAAGCTACTTAAATCTACAATTCTATATACTTCATAGAAGCCATCAAATGCTGCATCAAAATTACGAATCATTACTACATTATCAGCTGCTAATCCATGATAAACATCTGTTCTAAATGTTATATAGCCATCTAATGCATTTTCTACTTCTACAATAGTAGTATCTGTTTCTGATATTCTAAAAACATTCCAATCTGATTTAAAATCTTTTGCGGTCCATATAGTATAACCACTACCCATAGTATATGTTAGACTATTTAAATCTGCATAGTTAGCAAGGTCAAATATAGTAGCATCAATATCATCAATGTTTACGTAACCCGCAGTCGGAATATCATTATCATAATCACTTTGATCATTTCTAATAGAGGCTATTGTACCATCAAATTGATTAGTTGATTTGTAAAGATCGCCGTTTGCAAATACAGTAACTCCATTAGCTCGTGCTTCGTCTGTTGTTGGCACAAATTCTGCAAGTGCAGGATTAACACTGAATGCCTTTTCATCTAATGCAATTTCTACGTATGGATTAGTATCAATTGCGCCATATTCGCCAACTCGCACTGCCCATTCTTCGTAGTAATCAATTGCACTATTTAAATTATTAAATTGTGCATTAGTTAATGCATCAATTGCATTTGCCGTACCTTTTTGTGTAATGTAACCTTTATAGAATTCAACTTGGGTTGTTTCGTTTAAGCCCATGTCATCTAAAAATTGGCGTGGTTTAAATCCAATTAATCCGTGGCTATATTTAACATTGTTAGAATCATTAAAATATCCGTATGCATCATAATATGATTGTGCTTTAACTGCATTGCTCGCAAAGTTAGGTAATAATCCTGTTTTAATTTGGTCAGCGTCAACACTTTTCCATGCAGAGAAATCAAATAATTCGGATGCAATAATATTTTGAAGTGCAACATAATATTGATTTTTATATTGAACTAATACACCTTTAAGATAATCTTTTCCTTGTATCCAAGATTGTACAGTATTAGAATTATATACAAATCCTGGGGAGGTTAAACTTCCGTCCCAGTTATCTGTTTTTTGTCCGATTAATTTTAATCTAAATTGTCTGTTACCAAGCTCGGGTTTATAGATAATATCATTGAACACTGTTGTATTATCAAAAACTAATACATGTTCGTATTGTACTAAATCTAACGTCATAAGTCCTATTACTTGGCCGTTAGTTAATTCTACTTTTAAACTTGTTGGTGTACGTAAAACATTATAATTATTATTTTTAATTAATTTAAAATTTTGATCTAATATTTTTGTTCCGTACTGACTATCAGAGATTCCGTCGGTGATTGCGCCTGAACTTAACGAAGTTATTAAATTTGACACCGGTGATAAGACTAAAATACTTCCATTTGGCCAACCTTGTTGTGCCCAGAATAGGAATTCTTTAGACGAAAGTTTCCAATTACGTACTTCATTTAACTGCCCGTCGTTGTCATTGAATGTAAACCCTTGTGCTTGCAAATAGCGTTCGTAACTTATTAAGAAATCAACTACTTGTTGCATGCTACTAAAATCATAACCGTATGGAACTGTTAATTTAACTGGTTGATAATCATTAAACACTGCAGCCGATTGTGCTACTACAGTAATCTTAGATGCATTAGAATTAACTATGCTAGGAATGATAGTGAAATACGGGTTACTTAAATCATACCCACGTACACTGAACCCATTACTTGTTTTTTCAATGATAACTGCACTATATGTAAGTTTATCAACCGGAGTTGATTTATACAAATATACTTCGTAATTTTCATCCGGAATAATAATACTATCATTTGTACTAGTCGGTGAGCTTTGCTCTGCTAATACTTGTAAATATTTTTGATCACTAAACCCAGCCATTTTATATGCAAGATTAACTTTGTAATTTTTCATCAATAGAGTAATTTTAGTAGCCGGATTAATACCAAGATTAATTAAATAATCCGCAACCCAGTTTAAATATCCGGCGCCTCTGAATACTGTGCCAGATGTAGTATCACCGTTAAATGATGTTGATGTTTGTGTTAAGTGATTGTTAGCTGTTGTTAGATACTGACCTATATTGTAATTATATTGATAGCTGTTAACATCTAAAAAGACTCCAAAATATTTGCCTGGTTTTGCTAATGCCAATGCTACCTGTGCAGCAAACGGAAACTCGCTACTAGTTCTCCATGCGGCTTCTACCGGGCCTTGACTACCTGCCGCCCAACTTGTAGCGGCATATTTTGAATCAAACTCGGCAGTTAATATTGCCGCCGGGCTTTTTAATATACCATTTTCGTCTACTGGAATGATTTTTGAAAGTCCAGGACGAATATAGTTAGAATCTACTCCAGCAGTTGGGCCGCCCTTAATTAAGCCTGCTTCTAAATCGCTCCATAGTAATGTATTACCGCCGGTATAGGGTGCTGTTCCATATTCGTCTTCCCACCAATCAGGAATTGATGTAAAGCCCAACATTTCCCATGGTGTTTGGTGTGGTCGAATTGTATCATAAAAATATTGGAAGCATGCTTTCCAACTGCCCGGCAATGCTTCACCGTTAATTCTATCAATGAATCTACTGTAGTTCCATGTAAACGGATCATTTGAATTAAACGTATCATTTGTGCTATAATCTAATTTGTTATTCCCGACCCAGTTAAGAAAACTACCCGACAATAATTGAGTGGCTTCAGCTAATACAAAGTCGCTGTTTCTAAATTTACCTGTAACTATTTCGTGGATATCTTGATTGCGGCCTGTGTCGGGCACCTTAATATTATTATAGATACGTTTTTCTAATTCTAGTAGGAAGTCATCACGGTAGTCATTAAATGCCGGTGTTAAGCTACCGTCGTGTCCTCTAATAACATTAATAGGCGTACGGTATGTATCATCTAAAAAGATCTCAGGAATAAATTTAGGATATAATCCTAACTTAGTAGGAGTTTCAGGGATGTAACATCCATCAGTGTTTTGATATTCTACAATAGTAATTAAATCATCTACATTTAATAATAGAGTATCTGCAAAAGTTACTGCCGGACGTTCTGTATTAAAAGAATAATCTCTATTTAAGATTAATTGTTCGCCATTTAGATATACTAATATCGCTTGGTTACTTAATATAGCACTATTGAATACCGATGTAATTTCATAAGTTCTAACCAATGGATCAAATACTGTATATCCTACATCATTTAAAATATTTTTTAAAGTACCATACGGTACCATATCACTATAATACCATGGAAATAACTGACTTTTAATTGCGTTAATGGTTGTTAAAATTAAATCAACACTAGCAGACGGATCAGTTGGTTGAATGCCATTTAATGTTGTGCTATATTCAAGAAATTTATTTTTAAATCTAGCATATTCTTGTTGTGCATAACGAACTGCGTTAACAAAATTAGTATCTTCGTTTAATAAAAATAATGCAGCATGTGGAACAGGTGCGCTATGTTGCAAGATGTTGCCGCCTTGCGTTGCAAGCTCAATATCTCGTAAATTATTAGGGCCAAGAATATTACCAACTAATTCTTTGCTATTGTGACTTAACGCAACCACATGATTACGTATCTGGCCTAAGGTCAATGATTCTAAATCAATATTTTGTGCATTTAAATCTAAATTTAACGGAATCTGATAGTGCCCAAGTTTACTTACTTCTTTACTGTATACTAAGATATCGATTTTATCGTCGATTGCAGGGGTAGCCACTAAACTAATAGTTTTTGTTACAGAATTAAATACCCATTGAGTAGGGGTTAACAATACATTATTTTGAAATACACGCAGATACGGAATAGTAGATTCAACCGCAGGTGTAACATCAATTGCAAATATTGTGGTCGAGCCCAAATAGATATATGATATTAATTGGTATTGTTTACTTTCTTCAATAACTGTTGACCAAATAGTAGACGATACAGAATTATAACGGTCTGCAATTTTATGCAATGACCCGATAGAAATTTGAGTAATTGGGTTTGCTGTATAACTAAACGTATCTATATTATAGTAATTAGAAAATTCGATATCGCCTTGTGTTCCGAAGTTTCTATAACTAAGTGGAAATTGCAATACTGGGTCAGTGCGCCCTGTTGAATTTCGTTTATAGCCAAATAGCTTAGTACCAGCAAAGGTACTTGCTGGATATTCTGATAAACTAGTATCAGCCGAATCAAATATATCAAACAATGGGTCTTGCTGATTGCTTGTTTTTGTTTGGCTTTCAACCCAGTTAATGCCGTTAAACCACCAAGATGTTCCTTTATACTGCCCTGTTGTGATTACAGTCGAATCATATTGTTCTGCTATACCATCTGCGGCTAGAGTCAATGTAATTTGTGGATCGCCTACTGGTCGTTGAAATTCATCTACCGTTATATATACTAAATTAATTTCATAAATGTTATTACGGACTAACGGATCATTGTCGTTAGCAAATATAACACGAGTTCCATTTATAATAGTTGCGCCACGAAATATAGTTTGATAGGTTCCTTCAACATCACTAAATGCATCTGTGGTTAATGTATCCAATATATCAATTGCTTTTTTACCAATACGTCCGTTATTAAATAATTGATAATCGGCGTTAAATTGTACAATAGGACGTTGCGCACGTTGCAATTGATCATACGCTGGTGTTGTTGAATTATATTCTGCAGTCTTTTCAATTACATCTCTATGGAACCATCTATTACTACGTGACCATGCATTTAAATCTTTGCTAGCACGATTAATCGTAATATAGTCAGGAAATACTTGCCCAGGATAATTTATTGCTAATTCATCATTGAATGGTTCCGGAGTAATCAATGCAGTAATGTCAACTAGTCGAATTGCATCACCTACTCCCTCTACATAATAACTATTGTTTTGATATGTTGCTGGGTAGACATCTGTGCCGAATTTAATTTTTAATCCTGTTGTGAATTCAATTCCGTTAGGACTAATGTATTCAGACTTTCCAATAATTTCTTGATCTACATCAATGATCCAACTTGCAGGATTAATTAAAGAGAATTGGCCGTATAGGTCAGATGATGACCCATCTTGATAATATATTGTATTTTGTACACTTGAAATTACAGGGACTTGATGGAAAAATTCATCATAATCCTTAAAGTATTCTCGGTTAACATTAGTAATCCCAGATTGAATATATACCTTATTATTCAGCGGTACATCTATCACTGGCACTAATCTAATAATTGTGTCACCGCCATTTTCAATCAACATTATTTTCCATACACCGTAACGTTGATTGTTAGTTACTACATATCCTGCATCAAACTCGTCTACTTCTATACCATGGTTGTCAAATAAGCCGGGTGTGATCCAAGCGTTTTCGCCATAATTAGTTAATTGATCTTGATCAATAAAGATTAAAGTTTTACCATCAATATTTGCTGCAATAGGAGCATATTGTGGAAATGCTTGTATAAAATTAGATAATAATTGATGTTGAATTTTTGAATATGCCAACGGTATAGCATAATCTACATTGTAGATTAAATTCATCGAATTAAAATTATCTTGTGCAGTCGATTGTGGCACTAAGAACGTAATCGTACCAACATCGGCTCCGTTATTGGTTACCCCTAATACTTCACGTGAACTAATTCCGGGTGTTGAATTTACAAGGCCGTCGATTCCTAATTCAGTCTGAATCCAAAATGGATGCCCGGGTTGATTAACTTCAAAGGTATACACTCCGCCGCGGGCTAATATTAAGGTACCGTTATTGCGCCCTGTGGACTCAAATCGATATTTATTTGTAGTACTATCTCTGTGTACTGTGATAGTATCAGTTAGTGGTACACTACCGGTATATACATCAACTGAATCAGGACCGTTTGGTAACCAGAAATATTGTGTAAAGTTAATAAACTTATCGTACGAAATTTGCGGATTAAATGAGTAATATTCCGAAGCAAATAATCGACTGTGATCAGTTGTTATGCCACCATAGTAATCTATTTTATTTAATAAGTCAATATAACTAGCAAAGAATGTAATATTTTGTTGGTCATCACGAGCAACTATACTTGGTTCAAGTTGATAATTTTGGCGTTCAGTTAAACTTTCAACTAAGTAACTATCTTTATTTTTATATGTTGGCGCAAATTTTCTACCTATATATCCATGTATAGTTTTTAATTCGGGTTCGGCAATTAATTGATCTAATGTCGCCGACAAGAATTTACTATTCGTATCTGTTTGGAATATTGTTGGTAAAAATTTAAGGGTTTTTCTAGATGCCATTGTCATTTCTCAGTGTTATATAGTATTTAAGCCAGAACAGTTTGGTTGATTTGTGCCGCAGTAATTGCACTAATTACCTGTATATTATCTACTGTTGCTGCACTTGTAATGATTTCATTGTATTCTGCATTGATTTGTAACAAACTACCAAACGGGCTTGTTTCGTCTGACGGCACAATAGTTATACTTGCAATATTTGGAGCAAGTACACTATGTAAATATGCACTTAATTCACTAAAGTAAAACGTTTCACCAAAGTCCCAGTTCGTAACATCAAAGTAATTATTAATAGCAGTAATTACACTAGTCTTAATATCATTATCACTAACAATAACAGCTGAATTTTTTACAACCTTAAATGTTGCTTGCAATGATACTGGTGCTTTTGATCCAAATATTGGTTTAAACTTAGCAGGATTATAGATAATTGTATCACTAACACTTTTGTATTTTTCTAAACTTGCAAAATCTGCACCTAACACTGCCGATGTCGGACGAGTAGGTTCAATGGTTGCGCCCGACGAATCTCTAATCCATGACATATAATCAGCCGCGTATTGTTTAGTTAACATATATAAATCAATGATGTTATTTGGACTTGGGTCAATTCGACGATAGTTCGGACTATTATGTCTATATTGGAAATATAAATCTTGTCTACCAATTTTAGAAGTATATCCAGTAACCTCATTCAATGTATACACATTAGCACTACTAATAGCCAATTGAAAATATTGGTTAGTTAATGGTACGTAGAATAACTGATCTGCTTGATACAGCGTCTTATCTTCTTCTATCAATAACTTAGTTGCATACGTTGATATAATTAACTCACTACTTACCGGAATTTGATTAGTAAAATTATCGTACCCATCAGTTGCTTTAAAATATACATATTTAGATTCGGGATATGTATACGGCGAAACTATAAGATCAAATAACTCTGGGTTATCTGGTATGCCATCATTGTTTGAATCTGGGAATGTTATTGAAATTCTATTAGGGTTCGAATACCCGTCGACGTCAACAATATTTTTATGAATATACCAAGTATAATCTAACGCTTGTGGATACGAATCATTGGGGTTAGAATTTATTTTTAATACTTTAATTTGATCATGTAATGTAATTCCTGTTTTTGGATCATAAATTTTTACAGTATTATCAAAGTAGAAATTTGTTTCATTAACACTTTCGAATATGTAATTTAATCCGCGGTAGGTTACTGTGTATGTTTGCCCAACTGTTTTAAAATAGATCATCCAACTCGAATCAAGTTGTGTGCCGCTAGTATTTCCAGCATATTGTAAATCAAATTCACCAATATTTAAATTTTGTGGTTCAATTAATACCCATACATTCAGATCAATATCATAACGAATACCAAAATCTTCGTATGCTTGTGTGTATGCTACAATTGATTCCACTAGTGTAGTTGAAAATTTATTATTAAATGTAGCATAAACTGAATCCGCAATTGCATCAGTTGGCACATTGCCACCGACTGTAATAGGGCCTGTTCCATTGGCCAATTTACCTTGGCCGGCATTTGTTCCATCAGCTAATACTGTGTCCACAGCAACATACAAATATAATTTATCACCCGATTTAATCGGCGTTCCGACTTGGATAATATTTCTTGCATCAAAGTATTGACCACTACCAGCAGAAAATTTAATAATGGCGCCTGGTTTAATGTATGAATTGTTATTACTAACTGTATCACCGACTTGAAGTATTTTACCTAAGCTATCAACAAAATATCCAGTTGAACTGTTTGCCGCAGTCGTTGCATGAACCCATCTGACATCGGGCAATAATAACGGAGATTTAAAATAAAATGCATAAAAATATTGTAACATTTCCTGTGATGTTACTAGCGGAGTGATATTATTGTATATAGTTCTATAGATATCGTTACGAGTTACAAATTCAAATGAGAATGTATTTTGAGTTTCATCTCTATAGAGGTATCCGTCACTTGCAAAAATATTAGTACTAGAATATTTTCCAGTTGTATCGATAACATCTAAGTAACGACTTACCCCAGACGATGTACGATTAACTGCTTTAACTTTAAGCACATTACTAAACAATGTATAAGGAAGAATATTGTAATCCTCACCTGTAACCATACGATCACGTGTGTAATATTGTTGTGGTGCTTTTTGTCTAATTTCCTCGATGGTTTCACGAGGACTTGCATTTGCTACAGTGTATTGTAAACTTGCAGTAATATTGATTGTTTCTATTCTACCAGAACGGCTAGTGTAATTAACAGGGATAACAATATGTTGCATTTCGTCTGGCGTGATTTTATAATTTGCCCCGTTACTAGTTCTGTAATATAATCTATAATTACCTTGTGGAATATTAGCAAACGAACCATCGCCAAATATTAAATCAATTTGATCACCTGCACGAGTGTTTACTTGATATATGTTTTTATTTGCCTGTTTATTATATATAACATTAGACACACCAACAGCCGGCACTGGTGCCCATGCTACGCTTGGTTGTCCGTTTGTATCTAAACTATATAACCATACATCGGTATTATTAATATTGTTAGTGTTTATACTATGCACTCTATTAGGAATACTTTCTGCAAAATTAAAGTCGATACTTTGTAATTCACCTTGTTTAAAGTATAAGAAGAATCCAGTATTAGCAGATGCATTACCTAAGTTATCATTTCTGTATAATATGTTAAATGCCTGAGATGGACGAGGGCTAGCTTCGTAGATATATGTTTGGCCACTGCTTGTTGGACTAACTACTTCAAATGTTGTTTGCGCACCTTCGATTGCAGCACGATATCTATAAGTTGCAATAATATTAGAAACTAAATTTATTTGATATTCACTTGTTGTGATTCCGTTAATAAGTTGGCTGTTTCCTGGTTTTCCTACTACTTGACTAGAAGTCAGACTTGCGTTAAGTATCGTTGTAAATTGCTCTAACCAATTGTCATTACCACTATCTGCCCAGCTAATAACTAACCCAGCAAGATTTAATCCGTTACTATCGTATACTGATTCAGTTGTGCTAATGCCATCAATCTTTAAATAACCCGATGATGCGATATTGCGTTTAGGAACGTAACTAATAAGACGTGCAAGTTTAAATACACTGTCGCGACGTTGTGCTGTATCAATGAAGTTTTCACGAGCATTTAAGTCTGTACGGAATGCAAGACTTTGTCCCATAAAAGCAATCAGATCAATAAGTGCAATGAACTCAGAACTTTCTGTAAAGTCGTTAAAGTCTTCTGGATAGTATAAACGCAAATAATCAATCATTGACTTACGAAGTGTTTCGTAATCGTAGCTTTGAAAGTCCGCATTACGGAAGGTTTGATAGATCTTAGTCCAATCTTCAGCAACTAATAAACTGGTTTGTCTTGTGGTAATAGCCATACTAATTCCCTGTTATAATGTATTTATTTAAGGAAAAAGTACGTATTTAATTAAACGGCAGTAAGTGATTTAGTTTGATTATTGAATTGTAGATTCATTGCGCTAGTTTGATTTGTTTGCAAATAACGCACAGTTAAGGCTAATTGTAGCCCTTGTTCGTACTCGGTTATTACTACGCTATCAACACTAATTCGTGGGTCGTAGCTAACAATTTGATTTACATCAGCTATTATAATGGCTTTAAGGTCTTCTGTCAATGGGTCATATAACACATTCCAGATAATAGTGCCAAAATTTGGATTCATTAACTTCTCACCTTTACGTATGTTAAAGTGATTAATTAAATCTTGTTTCACCAGTGCGGCGTCTGTCAATCGAAACTTTCTCGATCTTCCAATGGTACTGAATCCTCTATACATGTTAGCCATATTAATATTTATCCTGCTTGTATCTCTGCAACTTTGGGCGCCATTTGGGTAACTGCATACTTGCCTCTATTATAGTACTCGCGGTACGGATTGCCTTGGTAATTATCGGGAATTTCCTTTGCTCTCCACTTTTGAGCATTACCTACACCAAACCAGGCAACTTGCATTATTCCACCAACTTCGCCCGGTGTATCATCTTTAGTAAGTACACCATTAGATACTAATCTAGTGTAGCTTAGTTGTTGATATTCCAACGCCATCGTTTCTTGTGTATCTTGTGCTTTATAATATTCTTGGATATTGTGAATGCCACCTTTACCTGTCCAGGCATTGGGGTTAGTTAAAACCGAGTTATCATTTGGCGAATAGCCTTTTTTAATATACCCAATATCTTGTAGTGCTCCTGTACCAAATTGATATTTTCCAGCAAACCCTAGCCCATTTATTACATGATATTGGTCTGGAAATTTCTTAGGATCAAATCCACCGCTCTCACTTTTAGCAAGTTGTGCCAATAATGCTGTGGTCTCTTCTTTAGTTAATGTACCAATTGTGTCTGTTGCTAGTTTTACGTTTCTAATATCGGCATCGGTTACTTGATTAGTAACTCCACTGCCGCCATCTTTAGTTGCATCGTTATTTCCAGAATAGGATTGTCGCGGCATAATTTTAGCAGTTTCTGGCTCACCAGGGGGCGATTGGTTGCGCATATAAAATGGTTCGTGTCCTGGTGCAATTGATACAATAGAACTAATTTTGCCAGCGATATTTTTATATAACCCAGTGTCAGGATCTGCTAATGTGTCAGGATGTGAATTTAGCGGAATCATTTTAAGTGCAGTGACATCAACTCCTTTATCTGTTAACATTGATAAACTGCCTGCATCTTCGATTATTTTGGAACCAGCCTTCAATGATATTTGGCCGGCTGTATCTACGTTAAAATTTCCGCCAGTTTTAACGTCAAATTTTCCGGTGGTTTGTAAATTTATCCCGCCGCCGCCCGTAAGTACATTGAATTTTGCCGCATCAAATTGCATTGCATTTTCGGCACGTACACTAAACTTGCCGCCAGCGTTTATAGTAATATTTTTATCAGCATGCATCTCGATAGAACCCTGTGTTCTGAGATTAAATCCACCTGCTGCAAAAATGTCAAGTCTGCCCTCCGGTCCCAATTCAAGCCACACTTTGCCTTCTGCATTTGCAATATACATTGTATTATCGCTATCGTGCATGATTATTTGATGGCCATTTGCAGTACGTAATCTAATTAATTGGTCAACTCCTGCAACACTACCATCATCCATAACAAATGTGTGGCCACCTCTGCGAGTAGTTACTGCATAATCATCCTCTGTCAACGTGCCAGCAGCAACTTTAGCTGCAAAATTTGGATCGTCGGCTGGGTCATTTTTATACGGACGGCCCGGGGTACTAATACCAAATACATTACTCGGACTTTCGCGTTGGCTACTACTTGTAATAGTGCCGCGAGTATTATCTCTATCTAGCCCTTGTACTACTAGTCGACGAAATTGTTCTTCGTGTATCGGTTTAGCCTGTGTTGCAAATCTAGTACGATCTACGTTTGGGTCGTTAATATTAAATTCCGACACAGGATATTGAAATCCCGGAGTAATAGCTTTCTTAACATCTGCACTTGCAGATGAGGAATCGATGTGGGTAGAACTAGCCATTCCCGGTAACATGTGTCTGTTTATTGCTGAGTTAACACAAGCTAACCAATATCCTTTTAACGGGTCTCCTGCTATAAACAGTACAATAACCTCAACTCCGATGTCGGGTGGTACCATCCACATACCATATGTATGTGGGGTTTGTTCAAATGAGTTTACTGTACTTTTTGAGGTTAAATTTGTGGTACCCATAAAAGGGCTTGCGTAACTAACTGTACGCCAGTTTTGCGGCTCATCTGGTTCCCCACCGTTTTCTGGAATCCATACTTGTAATCTTCCGCATCGTGTAGGGTCTAAATTATTTTTTACAATACCAATGTACGGAAATGGGTCAACCCGGATACCAGCTGCTTCTTCTCTAAGCAGTGCTTTATTAATTTTAGTACCAATTCTACGATCTATTGCCATTGATTACTTTCCTATGGAGTAGCTTGCAATTTACTTGCTAATTCAGTTCTTGCTGTTTGTAATAATTTTATTGAATTTTGTAGTTCATTAACTCTGCCTTGTGCGGCGGCAATGGCCGCGACATCTGCTGATTTGATTTTTAATATATCAAGAGCTCCTCTTGCCCCTAACAGCGAATTTTGATTAGTTGTAATAAGTGAATCGAGAGAGCTAATATTTCTGTTAATTTCTAAATTCGCGGCAGCAATATCACCGATTGTTTTTGCAGTTGTTGGAGCAACTGCCGCAGGGGCATTTGCATCAGTTATTGCTGTGGTAGATCCATCTGCTTTAATAGCCGCTAGTTTTGGGTCAATCCCAGACGGAGTTACAGTACCCACTTCTGTTTTAGCTTCATTAACCAAATCTTCTGCGGCGGCTACTTTAGCAATAGGTGTACCGGTTTGGTTGATTAGTGCAGTGCCAGCGGTAGGTGTTTGGCCTGTTGTTTCACTGCGTTGATTACTACTTTCTTTACTTGCGGTTGCAGGAGTATCTTGATTAGGATATCTAATTAAATTTAGCACTTGCGTGAACTTACCATTGTTGAAATCATTACCGACCTGGTTTATTTTATATAATCCAGAAAAGCCGCTGCCTTTATATTTAGGGTCAAATGTCATTAACCCATTGTCTTCATTAATATCTACAGGGGTCTTAAAAGTTAAATTACAAAATATTTCTTTGGTATCCATTACTAAACTACCGTTCGGTGTTATAAAATGAGTCTGTAGCTCGACTTGTCCATTTACATCATACGTATTAGGATAAAACATATCGTCTTGTTTAATAAATTCCGGATCTCCGACTATTGTAAGATCTACTACTAGCATATCAGCGCCAGACAATGCCATTAGTGAAGAAGCCAAGTCTGCGGCTATCACTTCTTTTGCTGTTTTTGCTCCGCCGGCGGCACGGGTACGTTCATCACCGATACCAATTTTAACTTGTGTCGGTGTAATTGTATTTTGATTTGCTTGTGTTTGCACTACATTGCACGATAGGCCATCGTCGGCATATTGACCTGCTACTCCAGCGTTACTCATTTCACGTGATGTAAATGCTGTTCTAGAAAGAAAGTACATTGCATCAAATTTAAGATCTACATTTATTATGTCATCATTTTTGCCGGTGTATATGTAATTGTACTGCTTTACTGCATCGTTATGTTTTGCTTTTCCTTGTGGTGCTTCTTCAATCTTAACATTAAATATCTCATACGGTAATACTTCGTATGTAATATCTTTAGCAAATACATTGGTGGCTATGTCAAATTTTCTCAATTTAATTTTAGGAATAATTTTAAACCATTTTACTGTTTCATTTTCTTTATTTAATAATTCTGTTGTTTGTGCGTTAAGATTCTTGTTGATTGCATTTTTATCCGTTAATTGAGACAATATATATTGACTATTTCGTATAATTAATGTCACAACACTATCGATCGAATCTCCTTTTTGTATAGGAAATGTTCGCTGGTTTAGATTTAATGCAGCAGTTAATGCTCCTGCATTGGCTTGCCTGATATCTTGCGTATTACCAACATCTGCCATTGGAGCATTTGCTGGGGTTGCTGTTTTTTCACTATCATACATAGGCTGAATAGCAATAGTAGGGTGTACATTAAAACTATATCTATTAGCTTCTTTTTGTGCTGTAGTTTTTTCTATTTGTATTTCATAAGCATTTAACGCATCTGCATACGATTTAGCTTTGTATACCTGATCTGCACTATATGCTTTATTAAATGCCGCAATATCAGTAGTTATGCCGCCGCCCGCAACAGGGACTTCCTGTCCATCACGGCCAACAATTACTCCACGACGAGTGCGTTCACCACCTGCATCTGCTACCTGGGCTGCTAAATCGTTTGCACCAGTATCCGAACCTACTAGCAGTCCGCCCACTGTACCCGCAGTGAGTTGTAAGTTAATTTTAGTATTAACATTCGATTCATTGAATGCTTGGTGACTATATGGTTGCGCAGCTATTTGATATTCTGTTCCTTGATGTGTTAATTTTACTCCACATGTTAGAATTTTAATTGGCATGCGTTTAGTTATATTTGGAATAGGCGACTGTACATTACCATCATCATCTGTTCCAAAAAAATCAATTTGAATTAGATAAGGATTGTCTAGATAATTGTAAGACCCACCTACTATTTTAGATGCCTCTATTAATCTATCTAAGAATGTCATGCCGTACGGTTCTATTAACGTAAAAGTCATGTCAATAGCATTAGTTGCCCTGTTGCGCTCACCTAACCCGATTATTGTTGTTAGATGAAGATTCGAAAAGTAAAAGTCTTCGCCAAATTCCGGGGCTCTGCCAAATGCGTTTGCTCCAGTTTTTTGTGCATTCCATCTGCCAGCACTTGCCACCAATACATGTGATGGGGTATACTCACCTTTCTCAACAATTGTATTATAATCTTCAATAGTTAATAAATGTAGACTTATGCCGTACGTGTAACTTGGATAGGCATGTAATGGATTTGGGCGAGCACTAGCATTTGTACTATTAGCAACTGTGGCTTTTTGCTCGCCAGCGGTAGCTTCGTTTGCATTGCTAGCAGGTGACGTTACTGCCACTGGGCCGGATGCATTGTTTATAGATGCTCGTTGAACTGTAGTTAATGGAATACCGGCAGTTGCTGGAACAATCTCAGCAGGTTGCGGTTGTGGAGCAACTGCTACTTGCGTTGGGGCATCAACAACTCGGCCCATTGATTTCATTGATGCAATATTATTAGTTACTTGTGTTCGCTGTTCTTTAACTCGAGATGAGGCAGTTGCTTGACCTTGCCAAGCTGATAAAGCATTTTTCTTAGGTTCACCATCTTCGAGCGCATCAATTTCTGTTTTAAGAGCTTCCATCCGTTCGGGCCATCCGCACACACGAGATTCTTCTTTGGATGCGGCTAAAT